CGCCGGATACAATTCTCGGACACCGCATCGTGACAAGCGAGTTCATGCCGGGAGTCAACGCGGGCAACAAATCTATCGCGTTCGGCGATTTCTCCTACTACTGGATCGCCGATCGTCAGGGCCGCACCTTCAAACGTTTGAACGAGCTGTATGCGACCACCGGCCAGATCGGATTCCTCGCTTCCCAGCGCCTAGACGGTAAGCTGATTCTGCCCGAAGCGATCAAAGTCCTGCAGCAGAAGGCGTAAGAGGAGACGGGTATGGAGTATAACGCAAAGAACTATATGGCGCAGGGCGGCGATCGGCTGGTGATCGGCGGTACGCTGGAGATTCTGGAGGGGGCCTCGGTGACGGGGCTCCCTGCCGCAAAAGTAGCGGTAGCGACGGAAACATCGCTCGGCGGTGTGCTCGCGGCCATAAAAGCGGAGACGGATACCGTTGAAGCAAAGATCGGAGAGGACCACAAGCTCTACGTTCCGCCGTACACGCTTCCTGCTGCAGAAGCGGGTACGCTTGGTGGCGTCCTGCTCGCGGCGAATCAGGCAGCCAGCACAGCAACGGAGTTGGCCGGGCTCGTCACGGAGCTCAATACGCTGCTTGCCGCGCTGAAGGCCGCCGGGATCATGGCAGCGGACGTAGCGGGCGAGTCGTAAGAATATGCTGACACTGCTGAGTAAAGTCAAGGCGAACCTGATCCTCGAACATGATGCCGACGATGAACTCCTTCAGCGCCTGATCGACGCCGCGATTGCATATGCCGAGAGCTACCAGCACCTGACCGCCGGAACCTACGAAGTAGCGGTCATGCCGGCAACGACCGAACAGGCCGTGATCATGCTCGCCTCTCACTTCTACGAGAGCCGCGACGGTAGCACAGGCGGGTTCTTTGCCGACAACGTGCAGGCAGGCCAGCAGACCTGGGCGGTGGTCAACACGCTTTTACGCCTCGATCGGGATTGGAAGGTCTCATGAGCTTTGGCAAAATGAACGTTCAAATCTCGATTGCGGAAGAAGTGATTTCGAAAGACGCGGAAGGGTTCGCAGTGAAATCTGACAATATTCTCGCTTACGTCCATTCGTACCGGGAAGGGCGGCACGGTTCTCAGAAATGGGTCAATCGTGCCGCTTTCTCAGACGCGACGGATCTGTTTCGCTTCCGGACGATCCCCGGACTAAGTGTGACGACGGAGCATGTTATCCAGTGCGACGGTGACCGGTACGAAATCACGTCGGTTGAGGACGTGAAAGGACGCGGCATGTATCTCGAGGTGCTGGCAAAGAGAATCGAGGCTGCACATGGCTAGGGTAACGATTGAGATGCCAACAACCCTCATGGATCAATTGGCTAGTGCGGCGGAGAAAACCGATTTGGCGATTCCCAAAGCACTCGAGGCTGGCGGCAAGGTCGTTTTCGAGAGAATGCAGGCGAACCTGCGCTCGGCGATTGGCCGGGGTACGAAGGTGAAATCCCGTTCCACCGGCAAGCTGCTGGCGGCGCTGGGTGTATCTCCCGTCAAGGTGAACGACGAGGGCAATTACGATGTGAAAGTCGGATTCGCTGAGGGACGCGGCAACGTGAGCAACGCTATGCTCGCTAATCTATTGGAGTACGGCAAACACGGTCAGCCGCCAAAGCCGTTTCTGAAGCGGACAAAGTCCTCAAGCCAAACTCCTTGCATCGAGGCGATGCAATCTGTACTAAAGGAGGAACTAGATCTCCCATGAGCATGTTGGAAGAACTGAACACGATCGTGGAAAGCGCCGGACTTCCCGTAGAAACCGGCGTGTTCTCAAACACCGCGCCGGATGAGTATGTTGTGCTCACACCGATTTCCGAGCACTTCGCGCTGTTCTCGGATGATACGCCCGGGATGAACATTGAGGAAGCGCGGTTGTCGCTTTTTTCGAAGAAGAACTATACACAAAAGAAAGATTTGCTCGTCCGCATGATGCTGACGGCGGGATATGTGGTAACCGATCGCAGGTTTATCGGTCGGGAAGACGATACGGGACATTTTCACGTCGCGATCGATGTCGCGAAAGAAACGGAGGAGAACTGAATGGCTACAGTGGGATTGGACCGGCTGTATTATTCCAAGATCACGGAGAGTATCACCGGAGATGAAACATATGCCACACCGCAGTTGCTGGCAAAAGCGATCTCCGCGGATCTGGAGATCGAACTGAACGAAGCGACGCTGTTTGCCGATGATTCCGCAGCGGAGGTCGTGAAGGAATTCAAAAGCGGGAAGCTGTCGCTTGGAATCAACGATATCGGTGCGGCGGTTGCAGGCGATCTGGTTGGCGCGGTGATCGACGACAACGGCGTGGTGATCTCGCAGGGCGAAGGTATGCCTTCACCGGTAGCGGTCGGATTCCGCGCGAAGAAGAGTAACGGCAAATACCGATACTTCTGGCTCTACCGCGTAATCTTCGGTATCCCGGCGACGAACCTTGCAACGAAAGGTGACAGTATCAGCTTTAACACACCGACGGTCGAAGGCACGATTTTCCGGCGCAACAAACTCGACGGGCAGGGAAAACATCCTTGGAAGGCCGAAGTGAATGAAGACGATGAAAATGTATTGGCAGCGACGATCACCGGATGGTATACGACCGTGTACGAGCCGACATTTACCGCGCCGGTGGGATAACGGAGGCAGTATATGGAAAATGAACGCGCTGCTGAGATCATGATCGGCGGCAAGGAGTATGAACTCGTTCTAACCACACGCGCAACCAAGGAGATCGCGAGGCGGTATGGTGGGCTGGCGAGTCTCGGCGATAAGCTCATGAAGGCGGAGAACTTTGAAAATGCGCTGGCTGAGCTGATCTGGCTGATTGCGCTGCTGGCGAACCAGAGCATCCTGATCCACAATTTCCAGCATCCGGAAGAGAAACGGGATCCGTTAACGGAGGAAATGATCGAGCTATTGACCTCGCCGCACGAGCTGGCGGCCTATAAGGACGCGATCATGGAATCGATGTTCAAGGGTACGAAGCGTTATTTGGAAAGTGAGCCGGAGCCGGAAAAAAACGTATCGTCCGGGTGAGCGATGAGGAAACGTTCACCCGGTTGCTCTTTTACGGCGTAACCTTGCTGGGTCGATCGGAGCGCGAAGTCTGGCTCATGCCGCTTGGCGCTCTTTTAGACCAGTGGGAGGTGTATAAACAATTTCATGGAATTGCAAAACAAAAGCAGGCGTGGTATATTGATCATGTTGTTCCGAGCGGAGTTTGAACGTAAGGAGTGTGAATTGAAAATGATCTATACACCAATGGTAAAAGTTGCAATTCTACTTGCTAATGACGCACACAGGGGACAGTACGATAAAGGCGGTGTACCATATATCACGCATCCGCTGCATTTGGCGGACCAGATGCAAACTGAAGACGAATGTGTGGTAGCTCTTCTGCATGATGTCATGGAAGACACCGGTTTCACTGAAAAAGATCTGAAACAGTGGGGTTTTTCCGATCGGCAGATTGCTGCCCTGACGCTATTACGCTATGATGAATCGGTTCCCTATCTGGACTACATACAAAAAATACGTATGGATCCCATTGCCAGAGCCGTAAAGATAGCGGATTTGAACCACAATTCGGAATTAACCCGACTAAACAATGTGACCCTGGAAGATTTGAAACGGGTGGAGAAATACAAAGAAGCGCTTCGAATTCTTCAGGCGAGCGAGAACTGACAACAACGTTTCACGAGAACGACCTACGGGCCGTTCTTTTTTTGCGCATTTTTCAGAGAGGAGCTTTGCACATGCCATCCGATTTTGGTCTCAAGATTGGGATCGAGGGCGAACGTGAGTTCAAGGCAGCGCTGAAAGATATCAACCAGCAATTCAAAGTGCTCGGCTCCGAGATGAAGCTGGTCGAATCTCAGTTCGATAAACAGGATCGCAGCGTGTCTGCGCTCACCGCCAGGAACGAGGTGTTGACCCGCCAGATCACCGAGCAGAAGGAAAAGATCGAGCTGCTACGCAAGGCACTGGAGAATTCCGCAGAGTCGTTCGGCGAGAACGATCAGCGCACGAAGCAGTGGACCGTGCAGCTGAACAACGCGCAGGCACAGCTGAACAACATGGAGCGCGAGCTCAAGGACAACGAAAAGGCCATCGACGGCGTCGGCGATGAATTTCAGAGCGCGGAAAAGAAAGCGGACGGCTTCGGGGACGAGGTCAAAGAAGCGGCGAAAAAAGCTGACGACGCGAATGACAGGTTTCGTAAACTCGGCGATACGCTGAAAACGATCGGGCGCGCGCTTGCGATCGGGCTGGTGGCGATCGGGACCGCGGCGATCGCGGCGGGAACCGCGCTGGTCGGCATGACGGTGGACGCCGCGGCATATGCGGATGAAATGCTGACGCAGAGCAGCATCACCGGAATGAGCGTGGAGAAGCTGCAGGCGTATTCCTACGCCGCTGACCTGGTGGACGTATCACTGGAGACTATGACCGGCTCCATGGCGAAGAACATTAAGTCCATGAGCAACGCTTCACAGGGAAGCGCGAAGTTTGCCGACGCGTACAATAGGCTCGGTGTTACCGTCACCAATACGGACGGCACGCTGCGCGACAGCGATACGGTGTACTGGGAAGTCATCGACGCACTGAAGGGCGTTTCGAACGAAACGGAACGCGACGCGTTGGCTATGCAGCTCTTCGGTAAAAGTGCGCAGGATCTCAATCCCCTGATCGCGCAGGGTAGCGAAGGTATCGCGGCGCTGACCGAGGAAGCCAAGCGCATGGGCGCGGTGCTCAGCGCAGACGCGATTGAAAGGCTCGGCCAGTTCGACGATTCCGTTCAGCGCCTGAAGCAAGGGTCGCTGGCGGCAAAGCGCGTCATGGGCACGGTTCTGCTT